GAGAAGCGCATGGATTCAGATCGGGGACTTTTTAGACGAGAGATCACCCATAAACGGAGAAATAACATTCGATGTCGGCCCGTATAGTTGTGCTTTGTTCGACATCGGCAATATATCGGACAACAGGGAACGAATACAGCCGGTATCCATAAGTGTAGGAGTGATAGATGCGGACGGAAACAGTTATTCATCGGACATACAAATAGACATCATTTGGGGTGCGATTGCCCCGACAGAGGAATACAACGGCCTCACCTCGTGCCGCTGGTTTTCCCGTTTCCCGATGAAACTGGAATTTTTCGCACAGGCCGGCGCAAAGGTTTACAAGGAGATAGACGGCAAAGGGACACATACGCTTGTCTCAACGGTCTCGGACATGGGCATAGCCTCGATAGATCTTTCCGGGGCATTCGAGGGTGATACGGTGGTGAAGAAAGCCGCCCTTTCGGTCGGCGACTTCGTGAACGTGTTCGATGAGACCTTTGATTTTACGTTCGCCAACTATGAGAGCGAATGGGAAATCACGTTGAAGAAAGATGATAGCCCCTGCGGCGTGTTCCTGCGCTGGATAGACAAACATGGTTTCATGCGATATTTCCTCTTTTCCAAAGGCGAAGAGAGTACGGAATCGGAGGACTACGGCGACCTGCTCGAACAAAAGTACAGCGCATTCGGGCGTTACTATCCGAATATCTACCGGCAGCAGGGTAAGACCGTAATGCGGAAAATGAATATCGCCGCCTTGCATCTGACCCGTGAGGAATACGAATATGTCCGTTCGGTGGCATTCTCTCCGGTGGTGGATATGTACGTGGGCGATGATGAGGGAACGGCCTCATGGCTTCCCGTACTGGTATCGTCCGGGGACACGGGCCGGGAACAAAAGATTTTAGAGGATATGGAGATAGAACTCTACTACAACGAAGCAACACAAAAGTATTAACCATAAAACGACAAAAGTATGGCAACAGAAAAGACGACCGCGATATTGGATATTCGGGTCAATCTCGGTGAAAGTATAAAAGCGGTAGAAGAATATCGTAAATCGATCGAGAAGGCGAAAGCCCAACAAAAAGAGTTACGAAAAGAGCTGAAAGAGGGCACTATCACAAACGAGGAATATGAGGAATCATTTTCCGCTTTGGAAAAAGACATATTGAAAGCCAAAGATGCCATGCAGATAAACCAGCGTGCCGTTAAGAACCTTATCGTCGCCAACAACGAGAACACCGATTCTTTGCGTTCTTTACGTGCGCAGCTCTCCCAACTGACATTGGCCTACGACCGTATGTCGGAAGCGGAACGGGAGGCGGCCAAAGGAAAAGAATTGTTGAAACACATTCAGGATTTGCAGAATCAGATCCGCCCGCTCGAAGAAGCGACAGGGCGGTTTCAGAGGAACGTCGGCAATTACCAGCAGTCGATAGTAAACGCCGTCGCCTCGATGAATCCGCTGGCCGCCCGGCTGGTAAGCATCGTGGATTTGTCGGACGAGACGGCGGGAGGCTTCACCAAGATAAAAACAAGTGCGCAGGCATTCGGCAAAACCTTATTGAGCCTGCTTAAAAACCCGGCTTTCCTTGCCATATCCGGCATAGCGGCTGCCGGTAGTGCGTTCAAGTTCTGGTATGACTACAACAAAGGATTGATCGAGGCTACCCGTTTGACGAAACAGTTTACCGACTTATCGGGTGAGGAACTGGTGTACTACCGTAGCGAGGTGCAGGCCGTTTCCGACACCTTCAACAAGGATTTTGTAGAGGTATTGCGTGGTGCGAATGCGTTGCAAAAGCAATTCGGCATCACCTCGCAGGAAGCCCTCGAATTGGTGAAAGAGGGTTTTGCCAACGGGGCGGACGTGAACGAACAATTTTTGAAAAATATCAAGGAGTATTCTACGTTTTTCAAAGAAGCGGGTTTGTCGGCGGAGGAATTTATCGCCATTAACGTACAGACGGAAAAGCAGGGCATTTTCTCGGACAAAGGCATCGACGCGATCAAGGAGGCGAATATCCGCCTACGGGAAATGACGACCGCCACGTCTACGGCATTGGAGGGTATCGGCATATCCTCGAAACGGGTACAGGAAGAATTACAAAGCGGCAGCAAGACGACATTCGACATCATGCAGGAAGTCTCGGCCAAGTTGAACGAACTGCCCGATTCGGCCTCGACTGTCGGAGCGGCATTGGCCGACATCTTCGGCGGCCCGGGAGAAGATGCGGGACTGGCCTATATCCGTACCCTTTCGCAAATAGATACGGATCTCGACACCATATCGGGAAAGACGGGAGAAGTGGCCGAATTAAACCGAATGCTTGTCGATTCGCAAACGAACCTCAATACGCAAGTGGCCTTATTGTTTGAGGCCGGTAGCGGCTTCGACCGTTTCATAACGAAAATAAAAAGCGGTTGGAATAACTTCTTGGCGGACTTCCTATCCGGTGTCAGAATGATATTTGAAAGCACCGACGACAAGAACATGCGCAAAATAACGGAGGCCATAAACAAAGGTCGGAACGAAGCGGTGGAGGATTTGGAGTTACTCAATCAAGAAGTATCCCGGCTTACCGCAGCGGGGATCGAATCGGGACTGACAGCCTCGGAAGCCCAACTTCGTGCTATCGATATGAGGAAAAAAGAGATTCAGGCCGATCTGTCCAAATACGAAAAAGAGGTCTCGGAGCGTAACGCCAACATAGAAAGAATGGAAAAAGAGATCGAAAATTCGGGAACCGGAAGGAAAGAAGCCTTAAAGAGGGCAAATTTGGCGGAGGAGATAGAAAAAGAGAATGAAAGGTTGAGACTTGCCATGCAGTTACGCAGCAAGTATGAAACGATGCTCGGTCAGGTAAACGACATGGAATATAAAGCCGGTACAGGCACAAGCACATCGACAAACAAGAGTACGGCACAAATCGATGCCGAGGCCGAAGAAATCGAAAAGGCCGAAGCCGCAATGTTGAAGGTGTTGGAGGAGACATCGGCGGAATACAAAGCCATTCTGGATAAACGCTACGAGCGGGATAAGAAGGCCATTGAGGATAAAATCGCGTTATATAAGAAAGATAAAAAGTTGACCCCGAAAATGCAAAAGGCGTTGAACGATCAACTGGAAGCCCTCGAAAAAGAACATGCCCGTGATATAGCCGCGATTAGTAAAAAGGCGACCGACGACCAAATCGCCGAGCAGGAGCGGTTAATCAACCTGAAACTGGAAGCGGCGGAGAAAGGCAGTGAAAAGGAACATACTTTGCGGCTTCAACAGCTCGAACAACAGAAGCAGCAGGAGATAGCAGCCGCGAAAGGAAATGAGGAAGAAATCGCCCTTATCAAAGAAAAGTATCGTATAAAGGAATCCGAAGAAGATAAACGGTTCAAAGACAACCAAGCCAAGCAGCAAGCCGATGTCTATAAAAAGGAATTGAACGAGCGCAACCTCGAGTGGCAAAATAAAATCGACGCAGCCAAGATGAACGGCGAGAATTATTTGCAGCTTATGGTAGAGCAGTCCCAACAAGATTTGGAACGCATAAGGGAGGCCGGACAGAAGGAATG